GTAATGTTAGCAGCAATAAGAAGTAAAATAGCTAAAGGATCAAACACAATCACAATTAAAATTATTACCCATCTTACAGCGCGCTCTAGTAAATTTTGATCTGGGTTATCACCATACATCAATGCAGCTATGTACTTAATAGGGCCTACCTCAGCTTCTACTTTACGAGCTTCAGTTGCAAGAGGTGCTCGCTCCTCATTTAATTTTTTTATCTCTTGTTGAGCTGATTGAATATCCTCGTTAAGTTTAGCTCTTTCTTTTTGCTGCGCTTTTCTAATCTGAACTGCTCTTTCAGCACCTTTTGTATCACTCGATCGTGACATAACATTATCAACAGCTTCATCTAACTGTCGTATAATTTTTCTATTAGTTTCTATATTCTCTTTTTGTACATTAATCTTTTCATCAATCATGGCTACTTTTGCAGCCACGTCACCGATAGGAACGCTTTGATCCATATGAGCTTTCGATAGATAACCGAAGATGCCCATTGTAGTTATAAGAGAAAGTATGAGAACTGCCACTGTGAAGTAATACTTAATAGTTCGAGGGGCTGTTTTCCAATTACGATACAACCAAGAGGCCGTAACTAGTTTAGCTAATTCCAAACTACCACCCATAACAGCAATTGCCCAAGGTGTAGTTGGAAATATTGCGATTAAACCTACAATGGAAAAGTAAGCCGCAATACCTGAGATGGCAAGGGCTGAGAGAAAAGTAAGGATAACTGTAATCATAATTTAACGTGAGATCTATTCACTTTGACTGATATCCACGTATTATACCACAAATCCTTATTTTCGAGAACTGATCTGGTAAATTGTTCTTTAGCTTCCAGATAGTTAGCTGTACCTTTGTTTTTACATAGGTGAATTATTTCACGGGTGAAGTTTTCTTTTCCAAGTCTTTCAACATCTGCTTGTAATTCATCTGAAGAAGACCAATACGTCTTCCAGTCAGATTCTGTTTTATAGCGTTTTCTAACTTTGTTGACTTGCTTACGTTTTGTTGCCCAAAAGAACTTTTTACCGATGTATTTTCTACCATCGATTTTGTTTGTAATAATATACACGAAACCATAATATTCTCCAGGTTCAAGAAACGGCTCACCATTATAAAGCCAATCAATCATTCATCATCAGACTCGTCGTCTACCTCTTCTTCAATATCTCCACCACAGTAAGGGCAGAAATTAACTTCATAGTGTTCTTGAAATGTTGCCGTATCTGATAATGCTTTAATTTTAAAAACTGCATCACAATGATAACATTCGAATTGATTATGCATCCTCTACTCTTTCTATTTCTACCCCGCTTTTTTTAAGTAACTTTATACCGTCTTCATTCCTGTAGACTTGTCTGTAATAAACTTTTTTAATACCTGCTGTTAAAATTAATTTAGCACATTCAATACAGGGCGCGTGTGTAATAAACATATCTGATCCCTCTCCTGATTCTTGACTGCGTGCTAATTTCGCAATTGCATTAGCTTCAGCATGAATCACTTCGGGCTTAGTTTCTAATTCTTCTTTACCATTTTCGTATCGTCTAATTACTTGCTCACAATCATTATCCCAACCAGGAGGTGTGCCATTATATCCAATAGATATTACTCTATTGTCCTTTACTATAATAGCACCCACCTTAAGTCTTCTTGCATAAGATAATTCTGCGTAAATTGAGGCAACTTTAATGTGCGCTTGAATATATCTACTCTTCACTAATTTGTCCCCATAATCCTATTGGACATTCTGAAGATTTAATAACAACTTTAGCTGGCATGAAGCAGTAACATTCACCACATACCTTTACTAAATTACTAAATGCTTCGCACTCTTTACAAATAGAATATCGGTCTTTTGCAAACTGCAATACACCGTTTAACACACTATCTTCTTCTTTTTGTCTTCTATCTCTAGCCTCATCGGACTGTTGAGTATATTCTTCACGAAGTTTCTGAATCATGCAGCTTTACCCCAAACATCCATCCAATCTCCAGATAACGCCCCTTTAGCGTAATCCGTGGCTCGGTTTTCAAAAAAATTCGTATGTGTCGGTGCATTAATCATCTCCTCAACCCATGGAAGCGGATTCTTCTTGACTTTAAAAATCCCCTTAAGACCAAGAGAAATGAGCCTACGGTCAGCAATGTAGCGAATATATGATTTGACATCGCTAGCAGATAGATCAGACATATCACCCATAGAAAAAGCAAGGTCGATAAAACGATCTTCGAGCTCAACCATCTTTTCAGCAATAGTATAAATTCTTGACTTGAGATCATCATTCCATATCTCCCTATTTTCTTCTACGTAGGTTCGGAATAATTTAATCATAGATTCTGCATGCTGTGTTTCATCTACAATAGACCAAGTAACTATCTGACCCATGCCTTTCATTTTACCATGACGTGGGAAGTTAAGTAGCATGATAAAGGAACTAAATAGTTGCATTCCTTCGGTAAAAGCAGAGAATACTGCAATATGAGTAGCAGTACTAGCAGCATCGCCATTCTGTGAGCTAAGATCAAGTATGTAATCATGCTTATCTTTCATTTCCTGATATTGTAGGAACTCATTATATGTAGTATCAGGCATACCAAGTGTTTCGATAAGGTGAGAATAGGCAGCAATATGGAGTGCCTCTCGCGCTGCAAACCCTGCAAGCATCATCCTCACTTCTGGTTGTGGAAAGTATGGAAGGTAATTCTTCACATACCCACCTGCCACGTCGATATCTCCTTGAGTAAAGAACCGGAAGATGTGAGTCAAGAACTGCTTCTCTGACGGGCTTAACTTTTTCTTCCAATCCTTGACGTCCTCTAACATAGGTACTTCGGTATGGAGCCAGTGTGATTGCTCGTGTTTTAACCATGCATCATATGCCCAAGGATAAGAAAACGGTTTAAAGAAATTACGTTCGTCTGTTAATCTATTTTTTGTTTTTGACATTATTTTCCTATACTGTAAAACTTGAACCGCAACCACAGGTTGCTTTAACGTTTGGATTTTTTATTTTAAACTCTGCACCCATGAGGGTCTTTTCGTAATCTATTTCTGCTTCTGTAAGATATTGCATAGACATGGAGTCGACTACTACACCAACTCCATCTCTCTCAAAAGTAAAATCATCTTCTGCTGGTGGTTGTTCTTCTAATGTAAATCCATACTGAAACCCAGAGCAACCTCCGCCCTGTACGAAGATTCTTAGCTTTAGATTAGGGTCTTCTTCTTCAATAATTTCTTTTATTTTTTTAACTGCTGAGTCGCTGATGGTGATCATTTTGCTTTGCTAACCTTAAAAATTTAAAGATGTTAAAATACATCCATCCTATATCGAACTCAAACCATTTTAAACTAAGCTTTGGATTACTAGGATCAAGATGATGATTATTATGAAGCAACTCACCACCGACCAGAACATCAATCGGCATAACATTTCGAGATTCCTCTCTCGTATCGCCGTTTCTATATCCCCAGCTATGTCCCACGCCGTTGACCACACCAGCTGCCCAAAACGGGATCCAAGCCATTTGACACAACCAAATTCCAACCCCAACAAAGCCAAACAAAATATAATCAATAAAAAGCATAATGAGTATACCAAGATAAGCATACTTACTGTAGACATTCTTTTCTAACCAATCCTCCGGTGTTCCTACACCATATGTATTAACCATAGCTTTATTTTTAGCTGCATTATTATATAACCAAGCACCCTTGAATAATACCGTCCATAAACCATAATGCACCGGTGAATGCGGATCTTCTTTCTTATCACAAAAGCGGTGATGTAGTCTATGAACTGCTACCCATTCTTTAGTTATCATACCTGTGGTTAACCATAACCATAACCGCATGAAATGTGATAAAAAGGGATGAAATGTTAAAGATTTATGGGCTTGACCTCTATGTAAAAAAAGAGTAACACAAATAATAGTTACATGGGTACATAAAAGCAGGTATATTAATTCATGCATTATATTTTTCTTTATAGTCTTTTATTGCTGCTTTAATTGCATCTTCTGCCAGAATAGAGCAGTGAATTTTGACTGGTGGTAATGCAAGTTCCTCAGCGATTTGAGTGTTCTTAATTTGCGACGCTTCTGCCAGTGTTTTTCCCTTAACCCATTCAGTAACCAACGACGACGAAGCAATCGCCGAGCCACAACCATACGTCTTGAACTTCGCATCTTCAATTACCCCGTGATCGTTTACTTTAATTTGCAGCTTCATTACATCACCACAGGCA